GGTTGCAGCTCTCCGTTGAATGGACCTGGTAAGGCTCAGGCGTTAGCCGGACGCATCACGTCATCGAAACTCAGATCTTGCTGCGTAGTTTTAGCATGTTCTGCCACCCACTCCGCGACTTGGTCTTCCATCACACGATTCTGCAGCCCAGACATCAATTGGGGGTCGCCGTTGTAGAGTTCAATGACTTTCTCGGGCTCTTCGTAGGTGGACGCGATAGCTGCCAGCTGCTCGGCGACGCGCTTGCGATCGATCACCAGCGACTGCTTACGGGCGATTTCGCCCATCAACAACCCGGCAATCACACGCTTTTGCGCGATCGGCAGCGCCGCTTCGATCAACTGCGGCGGCGGCTGCTGGCCGCGCGGCACGTTGCCCGCGGCCATGTTCTGCGCCTCGGACTGCACCATCAGCTTGGGCACTTCCAGCTCGCCGTGCAGATTGGCGAGCTTTTCCGCCACTTCGGACTTCAGACGGGCCATCAGCGCCGCCTTCAGCTCGCGCTCGAGATTGGCGCGCACTTCCTTGCGGAACACTTCCAGATCGCCGTCTTCGATACCGAAAAGCTTGGCGAATTCGCCGTCGATCTCGGGCAGCTTGGGCTCCTGCACCTTGATGATCTTGAAGCTGACCTTGGCGGTCTTGCCGGCCAGCTCCTCATTGCGGAAGTCGGCCGGAAAGGCGATATCGGTGTCGAAGCTGTCGTCGGCCTTGTGACCGACCAGCGCATCGTCCAGCGCCTTGAACAGGTTGCCCGAACCCAGCACGCTGCCCGCGCGCTCCATGCCTTCGGCTGGGAAACGATACTCGCCGGCCTCGGCGGAATATTCGAACATCACAAAATCGCCTTCCACCGACGCCCGCTCCACTTCATCGAAGCTGCGGCGCTGCTGGCGCAGGGTTTCGAGCATCTTGTCGATGTCGGCATCGGTCACCACGGCGACCGGGCGGGTGATTTCCAGACCCGATACGTCGATGACCGGGAACTCCGGCAGGATTTCGAAGGTAGCGGTGTAGGCAATTTCGCCATCTTCCGGCTGGCCGGTCGTGTTGATCGAGGGATTGGCGATGGGCTGCAGCTTTTCCTGCTCCACCGCTTCACGCAGCGTGCTGCCGATCAGGTCGGAAAGCACCTCGCCACGCACCTGCGCGCCGAAGCGCTGCTTGATGACCGTGGTAGGCACCTTGCCCGGACGAAAGCCCTTCAGACGCACCGTACGGCCCATTTCCGCAATACGTGCAGTCACCTGCGTCTCGAACCGCTCCGCGGGAAACTTCACCGTGAGCTTGCGCTCGAGCGTGCCGATGTTTTCAACCGAAACCTGCATGACGTCTCCTGGTACAACCTGATGTTATGGGCCTGCAATAGGCACCCTGGCAGCAACCGCCGCCGACAAAAAAAAGAAAAATCACCCGGTTTGGTGCGAAAGGGGGGACTCGAACCCCCACGATGATTAGTCGCCAGAACCTAAAGCCGACGCATCCAAACAATAAACAGCCACTTAGCTTAACAGGTGCCGTTTTCGGTGCCAATCAGGTCCCAGCGGTGCCTCTCGGGGTGCCATCGGCAGGTGCCAGGTGGATATAAACACAAGCCTAGGGGAGACGAACCAAGAGAGAGAACCTAAAGACTCTTTAGGAGCACTACCCGGTCTCCAGTGTGTCCCCCTTCCATCTTCATTTCCAGCCTCGGAGCCACACGGTTCCGGGGCTTCTTTATGTGTCCAGGAGAACCCCATGAGTATCGTCCTCGGTAACACCACCGTCCGCATGGACAGCGTGGGCAGATTCAATCTGAACGACATCCACCTCGCTGCAGGCGGGGCGCACCACCACAAGCCTGCCTACTGGCTGCGCAACAAGCAGGTGAAGGAAATCATCGCCGACCGGCTAAAGGCACAAATTAGTGACTTAGCGCCTGTGGTCGCCACGCGCGGTCGATACGGCGGCACCTACGTCATCAAGGGCCTCGTCTACTCCTACTCCATGTGGGTATCGGCTCCCTTCCACAATCAAGTAGTCGATGCCTATGACGCTATGGCGCAAGTCGCCGAGCCAGGGCACGTGCTGCCGTCGAACCTATCAAAGATTTACCGGGAGCTGGCTGACCTGCACGACGAGAACGCGGCACTGAAGAAGAACCTCGAAGGTGCCGATGAGGCGCTGCGGTTCCACTCGAAGGTCGGCGACCTGAAGGGCACCTACTCGATCACAGAAGCAGCCCACCTCTTAGAGATGAGTGGGCAGGCCCTCGGTCTCTGGATGGATTCCAAAGGACTCCTCTACAAGATGGGCGGCCCCTGGCTGGCGAAGCAGGCGATGCTCAACGAAGGCTATCTCGTGACCCGGATAGTGGAGAGGAACAACGGTCTCCGCCAGCAAGTCCGCGTCACCGCGAAGGGACTGCTTTACCTGCACCGCAGGTTGAAGCGCGCCACCGCCTGATCCACCAACAACTCATTCACCACCTCAAGGCCCCCTCACCGGGGCCTTTTTCGTTTCTAGGAGACCCGCATGGATACCGTGCAGCAGACCGCTTCCCTCCGCGACAGACAGCTCGCCCTCGAAGAAGAATCCCTGACCCTCGGCATCGACCGCTACCAGAAGGAGCGCGGACGCCAGGACGAAGCCGACTCCGGCCCCGGCCGCCGTCTCATCACCGACAGCATCAACCCCCTCTCCGTAGCCATCGACACCTTCGTGTCCGACGCTCGCAACGGGAAGCCCGGCAAGAAGCATACCGCTGTGCGCTGGGTCGAGAAGTTCCCGTCTACCGAACTCGCCTACATCACCGTCCGCCACTGCCTCAACGCTATCTCGAACAGGGATACCCGTGTGCAGACGGTCGCTGAGGCCATCGCTACGTCGATTGAGGACTCCATCAACTACTCGCGATTCCGCGAGGTCTCCCCCGGTCTCCACAAGCACATCCAGAACGTCCTGAAAAAGAGCACATCGCAGCGCCACTCGCGCAACGTGATGGAAGCAGCAACCCGCCGCGTCGAGCTGGAGCAGTTCGCGTTCCCCGGCCACGATGGCGTCCACTTCGGCATGAAGATGGTCGAGCTGTTCATCGAGTCCACCGGCTTCGGCATGCTGTTCAACGACTCGTCCCACGGGAAGACGAAGGAGCGCGTCCTGCTGCGCGGCACGCAGCACGTCCTCGACTTCCTTGAGAACGCGCACGACGCGGCAGCTCACTTCAGCCCCATCCGTATGCCCATGCTGGTTCCTCCGACACCTTGGGTGTCCTCCAAGGGCGGCGGATACCTGACCGACGCTGGCGGCCTGGTGCCGCTGGTGCGTACCCGAAACAAGCCCTACCTGCGCGAGCTGGGGAACGTGGACATGCCAGCCGTCTATCAGTCGGTCAACGCGATCCAGGCAACGGCCTGGAAGATCAACACATCGGTACTGAATGTCATGCGTGATGCGTGGGATGCAGGCGGCGGTATCGCTGGCCTGCCCTCCCGCGACCTGATCGAAGTGGCACCACTGCCGTCGCTGGATATGGACAGATATAAGGTAGAGCAGCCCGAGGAGTTCAAGGCGTGGAAGCGCGCCCGCGCCGACGTTTACGAACTCAACGCACGCACTACCTCACAGCGCGTCTCGGCGGCGCAGAAGATCGCGCTCGCTACCCGCTTCTCCAGCGAGGAGGCCATCTACTTCCCGCACTCCCTGGACTTCCGGGGCCGCGTCTATCCCGTACCGGGAACCCTGAATCCCCAGGGCGACGACACGGCGAAGGCGCTGCTGACGTTCGCCAAGGGCAAACCGCTGGGTTCCAGTGGCGCGCGTTGGCTGGCAATCCACGTTGCCAACCTGTTCGGCGTGGACAAGGTGCCGTTCGCCGAGCGCATCCAGTGGGTGAAGGATCACCAGGAGCAGATTCTCGACTCCGCCCTGCAGCCGCTCGACGGGCAACGCTTCTGGACTGAAGCGGATTCCCCGTGGTCGGCGCTGGCCGCCTGCTTCGAGTGGGCCGGCTATGTAATGACTGGCACGGAGTTCGTGTCACACCTCCCCATCGCCCTCGACGGCTCATGCAATGGCCTGCAGAACTTCAGCGCCATGCTGCGTGACCCCGTGGGCGGCAAGGCAACCAACCTGATCCCCCAGGAGAAACCCGCTGACATCTATACGCAGGTGATGAAGGTCGCCGCCGAGCGCATCAAGAAGGAAGCCGAAGGCGGCGACCCGATGGCGGCCCGCTGGGACGGCCAGCTCACGAGAGACATTGTTAAGCGTCCCGTGATGACCCTTCCTTATGGAGTGACCAAGGCAGGCATGCGCGGTCAGCTCATGGAGAAGATGGGCAACGACCGTGACAAGGGTGCCCACGAGGAAGCCTCGTACCTTGCTGGTGTCCTGTGGGATTCCATCGGTCAGGTCGTGATCGCCGCGCGCGTCGCGATGGATTGGCTGAAGGCGTCGGCGAAGGTTGCAGCGAAGGGCGACATGCCTGTGAGCTGGACTACGCCGGCCGGCTTCCCCGTCCTTCAGGAGTATCGCGAAAGCCTCGCAACGCAAGTCCAGACCTATGTTTCCGGCAGATCGGTGCGTATAAACACAAGCGTAGAAGGAACAAAACTTGATTCACGTCGTCAGGCCCTCGGCATCTCGCCGAACTTCATCCACTCCTGCGACGCGGCCCACCTGATGCTCACTGTCTGCACCGCCCTTGAGAACGGCATTGTGGACTTCGCCATGATCCACGATTCATACGGCACCCACGCGGCGGACACCGACGTGCTGGCGGCCTCGCTGAGAGCTGCGTTCAACGAGCAGTATTCCCGTGAAGTCCTCACCGACTTCCGCAACGAGCTGGTCGCTCAGCTACCCGCTGAAGTGGCCGTAGAACTTCCCGAACTCCCGCCGAACGGCGACCTCGACCTCTCCCTCGTGGAGCAGTCCCTCTACTTTTTTGCCTAATCACTTGACTCTAGTCAACCCTTGAGGATGCGTATGACCATTCAATACAACTCGATGCTGCATACCCACACCGCCACCGACCGCTACGGCGTGGTGCTGGCCGTCTACAACCCGGCCGTCCACGGCACCCTCGCGGACTTCCGCGCCACCGCCCGCGCCCTGGTCGGAGGCTGACCCGGTGCTGATCTGGACTCTGAGCGATGTCATCGCCGTCTCCTTCTTCGCCCTCGCTAGCGGCGCTCTCGTCGTCCTCTGGATTTTCGAGCTGAGCCGCCGCGCCGCGCGCCGCATCCGCAACTCCTTCCGCAACCTCTGGAACCGCAAACATGGCTAAGGCACGCACCGTCTCCCCGTTCTACACCAAGCGCATGCAGCGCATGGCCGTCGCCGCTACGCGCACCAACGATCTGAACCTGATCCTCACCGTCACCGGCGAGATCAAGCGTGCGATCAAGTGGCGCGCGTACAACCACCTGCTGCGCCACTCGTGGCCTCGTCCGATGTCCGGCGTCAATTACGCCCGCATCGACACGAACCTCGGCCTGATGGCGCGCTTTTCTTGAGTCTCGCGTCAACCGTCCGGGATCGCGTTCTCTCCTCGTCCCCTGAAGCTGCGGCTCAGGGGGCCTTCGAGGTCATCAACGCCCTGCAAGACCTTCACCCGGCTCGCCAGGTTCTCGCACTGGCCGCCGCGCTGAAGGTGACCGCCGATGTCTTCGAGATCGACCCCCGCGAACTGCTGGGGATCGTCACTCGCATGGAGGCTCAGGCGCGCTTCGACAACCAAGACTTTTTCACCGCCGTGACGCTGTACGTCGAAGGCGAAATCAAAAGGAAATACGCATGAGCCACAAGAAGTTCAACGTCGGTGACCGAGTGAAGTTCATCAAGGACTACAGCGTCCACGGCGCTCCGCTGGGTTCGGTGGGCGTCGTCAGGTCGTTGGGGAATTACGACTGCTACTACGTAGAGCTGGACAACGGCACCTTCCCTGAGCCTGCTGCTGAGCATCGCTTGGAGCTGGTCAAGGCCGCAAAAGGAAAGCCAAGCACTGCGTTCAAGACCGGCATGAAAGGCAAGACCGAGGCAGGCCATAAGTACGAAGTGCTCGCTGTCTTCCCGCAGCGCGCGAAGTCCATCATCGCTGACGTTAACGGAACCGTGCGCGATTACTACCCGGATGGGCGAGCCTCGAACCTGGGCCACTGCGGCTTCGATCTGATCCCCACCAAGTCCACGCTCACCACGTTCATCAACATTTACCGCGACGGCTACTCCACCGGCCATCCAACCCTGCACGCGGCCCGCGTCGCAGCAAACCTCGGCGTACTCATCGTCGGCCACGAGCTGACCGTCGAAGCCCCGTGATAACCCCCACCGAACTCCTCCGGGACGCCTACCGGGAGCTGGATGAATCCGGCTCCCTGTCCCCCACGACCCTGCGCAATCTCCACACGGCCGGCATCGACACCGCCGTGTTGACTGCAATCTCAACCCTCGAAACGGAAGACTGAATGGCACAGAAGAAGTACCCGATCCTCAACACCCCGAAGGGTGTGGCCGTATGGCCGAACCTTAACGCCCCGGACACGAAGTTCAAGCCCGAAGGCGAGTACACCGCGCGACTGGCGTTCGATCCGAACCTGCCCGAAGTGCAGAAGCTCATCTCCACGCTGGAAAAAGTCCGCGACGAACTGTTCGAGGAGTTCAAGGCTGAGAAGCCGGCCCACAAGAAGTTCGAGGTTGCCCCGGTGTTCACCGAGGAGCTGGACAAGGAAGGCGAAGAAACCGGCCGCATCACGATCAACTTCAAGATGAAGGCGAGCGGCGTCAGCAAGAAGACGAACAAGCCGTGGACGCGCAAGCCCACGATCTTCGACAGCAAGGGCAAGGAAATCAAGAACCCGCCGACCATCGGTGGCGGTTCGGTTCTCCGCGTTGCCTGCGAGCTGGGTGGCGGCGGCGTGCCGAGCGCCAAGAAGTTCTACCTGTCACCGAAGCTGGTCGGCGTGAAGCTGCTGGAGCTGGTGACGTTCGGTAGCGTGACCGCTGCAGGCTGCGGCTTCGGCGAAGACGAAGGCGGCTACGAGGCCGACGACGACACACCGGCATCGGGTTCGTTCGACTCCGACGAGTCGGGCAGTGACGAGGGCGATCATGGCGGCAGCGGGGACTTCTAAGTTCCTGACACCGGGCATGAAGCCGGAAGCAGTGGTGGCGGGACATCTCGCCACCATCGTCATCCCACTCGAACCTCTACCCGCATCCCGCCCCCGCGTTACCAAGTGGGGCACCTACATCGCAAAGCCGTACAAGCAGTGGATCGACGCTGCACTCAAGGTCGTCCCCCAGGGCAACCTCTGGCTCGACAAGAACCTCCCGCTCCTCGTTGTGACCACGGCCGTCTGTACGAAGGCCCGCACGTCCAAGCTTTTCTTCCCCCGCATGGATGTCGATAACACCGCAAAGGCGGCCCTCGACATCATCACGAAGATCGGCGGCTACTGGGCTGACGACAATCAGATTGTCCACCTGGTTACAACCAAGCGCTTCGTCAGACCTGACGAGCCAGCGCACACCTCCCTCAGTATTTACTCGTTGTGAAGATCAAAGCCCTCGACACCATCGAGCGCATCTTCGTTACCTGTTCCATGACCGCTCCCTCCGCCGACATCGGCGTTGCGGAACTGGCGAGCGCACATCGCCGCCAGGGTTACTCCGAGATCGCTGTTCACTACGTCATTCGACGGGACGGCACCGTGGAGAAGGGACGCGACGAAAGCTTGCGTGGTGCTGCTGCGCCCACCCATGCCTCCAGCTCGCTCCAGGTCTGCCTCATCGGTGGCCTTAACGAGTCCCTGGAAACCAAGGGTCGATTCACTCCTGAGCAGATCAAGGTGCTGCGGCGCGCTTCAGAGCTGCGTGGCGTGCCGTTGGCGTTCGGCCACGAGCCACCCCTCCTCTCACTGAAAGAACTCCTCAAGGAATCCTGATGAACCTCCCGCCGCAATCAAAGACCGTGCTCGCGCACCTCCGTGCCGAAGCGCACATCACCTCATGGCAAGCCGAAGGCGTGTACCGCATCCGACGCCTTGCCTCGCGCATCGACGAGATCGTTGCGGCGGGATACGAGGTCACCAAGACCGAGGCGCGTGACGCCACTGGTCAGCGTTACATCCGCTACTCCCTGAGCGCAGCGCAGAAGCGCTACGCCGGCCCCATCAATCCGCCGCGCGCGAAGTGTCTGCGCCTGACCGTCGAACACATCGAAGAAACGATGCACGAACTCGGCTACTGCCGCTGCGCTGTGGAAAAACTCATCAACCGCCTGAAGGAATCTGCATGACCCGTACTGCCACCGCTATGCGTAACGCGTTCCACAGTGCCTACATCGCTGCGAACCACACCAACAAGACAACCGCACTCGTCGGTTCGGCGCTGAAGCGCCACGTCGGTCTGGTGACCCGCAAGACCATGTGGTCGATCCAGCGTGGAAAGCGCTGAATCCGAGCTGGTCTCGAAAGGCTCTTGCGACGACTGCGGTTCCTCTGATGCGTGTGCCCTCTATTCCGATGGGCACACGCACTGCTTCTCCTGCGGCAAGACCCGCCAGGGCGACGGCACCAACACACACAAACGGAGCAAGCGAATGTCCGCTGAGTTTCTACACGGACAGCCCCAGGCTCTAACGAAGCGTGGGCTGTCAGAGGATACCTGTGCCAAGTTCCGCTACACAGTCGGAGAGCACCACGGGAAGCCAGTACAGATCGCCAACTACATCCGCGATGGCGAAGTGGTTGCGCAAAAAGTCCGGTACGCCGGCAAAGAGTTCAACGTGCGCGGCTCACTCAAGGGCGCTGGCCTGTACGGTCAACACCTCTGGAGTCCGGGCCGCAAGATCGTCGTCACTGAAGGCGAGATCGACTGCCTGACCGTCAGTCAGGTACAGGACAACAAGTGGCCCGTCGTGTCCGTTCCCAACGGCGCGCAGGGCGCACGCAAGGCAATCGCTGCCGAACTCGAATGGCTGGAGAAGTTCGAGGAAGTGGTGCTGCTGTTCGACATGGACGAAGTGGGCCAGTCCGCCGCACAGGAGTGCGCGCTGCTGTTCACACCGGGCAAGTGCAAGATCGCCCATCTCCCGATGAAAGACCCGAATGAGATGCTGCTGGCCGGCAAGGCCCGCGACATCATCACGGCTATCTGGAACGCCAAGGTGTTCCGTCCCGATGGCATCGTGACCTTCGGCGACATCAAGGAGAAGGCGCTCTCCGCCGTGACTCAGGGACTCCCCTGGTTCCTCCCGACGCTGACTGCTGCCACCTACGGCCGCCGCTACGGCGAGAGCTACTTCTTCGGTGCCGGCACAGGCGTGGGCAAGACCGACCTGTTCACTCAGGAGATCGTCCACACCGCCATCGACCTCAACGAGAAGTGCGGCTTGTTCTACCTGGAGCAGCCACCTGTCGAGACCGGCAAGCGTGTTGCTGGCAAGCTCGCCGGCCGCCGCTTCCATGTGCCTGACGACTCGTGGTCACAGGAGGAGCTGACCGACGCGTTCGAGAAGGTCGAGGCCAGCGGCAACGTCTTCATGTACGACTCCTTCGGCAGCACCGAATGGGCCACCGTGCTCGCAAAGATGAAGTACCTGGCCGCTGCCGAGGGCGTCAAACACTTCTTCCTCGATCACCTCACGGCCCTTGCGGCTGCAGAGGAGGACGAGCGGAAGGCCCTGGAAAAGATCACCGCCGAGATCGCCTCGTTTGCACAGGCGAACAACGTGTGCATGTACGTCATCTCGCATCTGGCTACGCCCGAGGGCAAGCCGCATGAGGAAGGTGGCCGCGTGATGATTCGCCACTTCAAAGGCTCCCGCGCGATTGGCTTCTGGGCGCATTTCATGTTCGGCCTGGAGCGTGACCAGCAGGCGGAGGACATCGCAGTCCGCCAGCACACCACGTTCCGCATCCTGAAGGATCGCTTCACCGGACAAGCGACGGGCAAGACCATCGGTCTCGGCTACGACGTGGAGTCCGGCCGGCTGTTCGAGCAGGAGCTTGAGGAGTCCCCGATGTTCCCTGATGAACCAGGGGAAGGCAGCAACGACTTTTGATTGAGTCCGAAGCTGTCGAGCACGTTTTCTACATCCCCAAGGACGCCCCGCTACTCGCTGCAGCGTCCGCCTGTTTCCCCTACGCAACCCCATCCACCGCCACCGATGCCGCCTTGCGATTCCCGCAGGGCGGCCGACGTGTGCGCGTAACCATCACTGTCGAGGAACTGCCATGAACCTGTTTTTCAAGAACCTGATCGCTGCTGTCGTCTCCGCTGTCGTGCCGACCACCGTTGACGCGATCACCAACCGCTTCAACAAGGACGTGTCCAAGCTGGAGAAGCTGGCACTGGATCACCGCGCTGCTGCCGAGTCGCACACCGACCTGGCCCATGACTTCCTGGACATGGCCGACGCTGCGCATGACGAAGCCGACCGCGCCGAGCGCGTTGCTGCCCGCGTCAAAGCCCTGATCGACTAAGCACTCGATGCTCATATTCGACATCGAGACCAACGGCCTCATCCCGGAAATGGATCGCGTTCATTGCATCGCAATGCGCGACATCAAGAAGGGCATCACGTACAGGGCCAACGATCACGGATCGAAGCTGAGCATTGAGGAAGCACTGCGCATCCTGATGGAAGCCCCGGACATCTGCGGGCACAACGTCATCGGCTTCGACATCCCTGCGATCCAGAAGGTCTACCCATGGTTCAAGCCGAAGGGTCGTGTGTGGGACACGCTAATTATGTCCCAACTCATGTTCACCGATCTGTTCAACGATGACGTGAAGCGAGTACGGCAGCACGAGAAGGATGCTGCAGCGGGCCGGCGCACTGCCGGCATCTACCCGAAGAGGCTCATGGGCAAGCACTCGCTCGAAGCGTGGGGCTGGCGTATGGGCGTCTGGAAGGGCGACTACTCCGACATCATGAAAGCCAAGGGCCTCGACCCTTGGGCGGAGTGGAATCAGGAGATGGACGACTACTGCGTCCAGGACATCCGCGTCACCGCCAAGCTGTACGACAAGCTGATGGCTCTAGGCTTCAGCGAAGACAGCATCCGCCTGGAGCACGACATCGCGCCGATCCTTCGGCGGCAGGAGGCTTACGGTTTCCTGTTCAACAAGGCGAAGGGTGCGGAGCTGGAAGCTACGCTGATCGGCCGCCGCGCCGAGCTGGTCGAGAAGCTGCGTGCGGTGTTCCCACCGTGGCAGGCGAAGGCCGGCATCATCATCCCGAAGCGCGCCAACAAGGCGAAGGGCTACGAGGTCGGTGTCCCCTTCCAGAAGTGGAAGACCGTGACCTTCAATCCCGGATCACGCGCGCACATCGCCGACCGCCTGTCCGCACTCTACGGCTGGAAGCCCACGGAGTTCACCGACGCCGGCACGGTCAAGATGGACGAGACCACGCTGGAGGGCCTGAAGTATCCCGAGGTGCCCCTGCTGATCGAATACCTGACCGTTGAGAAACGGCTGGGCCAGCTCAGCGAAGGCAAGCAGGCATGGTTCAAGTCAGTGAAGGCGGACGGCCGTATCCACGGTCGAGTGAATCAGAACGGCGCAGTCACCGGTCGCATGACGCACTCCTCGCCCAACATGGCGCAGGTGCCCTCCTCCGGTTCCCTGTACGGCCCTGAGTGCCGTGCGTTGTTCGGCGTGCCCAAGGGCAAGAAGCAAGTCGGCGCAGACGCCAGCGGTCTTGAGCTGCGGTGCCTCGCTCACTTCATGGGCCGATGGGATGGCGGTGCATACGCGAAGGTGATCCTGGAAGGTGACGTTCACACCACCAACCAGCTCGCCGCCGGACTCCTCACCCGCAACGAAGCCAAGACCTTCATCTACGCCTTCCTCTACGGAGCAGGTGACGCGAAGATCGGCTCGATTGTCGGCAAGGGTGCGAAGCGAGGGGCTGAGCTGAAGGCTCAATTCCTGAAAGGACTGCCAGCTCTGGACTCGCTCATCAAGGCGATCCAGCAGACCGTTCGCAAGCAGGGATACCTCAAGGGCCTGGATGGCCGCCGTGTGCATGTCCGCAGTGCCCACGCTGCATTGAACACTCTGCTGCAGGGTGCCGGTGCAATCGTGATGAAGAAGGCTCTCGTGCTACTTGATGAGCGTCTGCAAGAGAACGGCCTGATCCCCGGCCTCCACTACGAGTTCGTCGCCAACGTGCATGACGAGTTCCAGTTAGAGGTCGATGAGGAACTTGCCGAGACCGTAGGTGCCGCCGCCACCGACGCGATCTTCCGCGCTGGTGAGTATTACGGCTTCCGTTGCCCGCTGGCCGGCGAGTTCAAAGTCGGCAACAACTGGCACGACTGCCACTGAGGCAGAGCGCCACACCGGCAAGCCGTCTACTTGCACTGACGAAGCACCGGGCGAAGAAGCGGGGCATCCCATTCAACCTCTCGATAGAGGACGTGGTGATCCCCGACTTCTGCCCGGTGCTGGGCTTACCGCTCTACCGCAACACCGGAGGACTGGCCCAAGGCCCGAACTCCCCATCCCTCGACCGCAACGACCCGACCCTTGGTTACACGAAGGGAAACGTCACGGTCATCTCGTCCAAAGCCAACGCCATCAAGAGCAACGCAACTCCCGAGGAGCTGCTGCGCGTGGCCGCCTATTACCAGGAGCACAGGTGAACAAACTGATTCAGTTCGTCCTCGCAGGCATCGTCGAGACCATCACGCAGAAGCGTCTGCACAAGAGCCGCGAGCGTGCCGCACGCCACAACCTGCAGCTCGCGAAGTACGCCGCTGCAATTCGCAAGATGCAGACCAAGGAATCCTGATGCCACCGAAGACCACCACGAAAGCCGAGCTGCAGCGTCAGCTCGAAGCGATGAGCCACGCCGTAAGCAACATGAAGGAAGCGCAAGTTCTGAAGGTCGGCGCGGAGTCCGTCATTGACCACATGAGCATGGTGAACTCCCGCCTGGAGATGGATCGCCTCGATCACATCCGCGAGGCCAAACGTCGTCGATTCGCGCATGAGCTGGCCGACGCGCTGATCCGGTCAGGCATGGTCAAGATGAACGAGTTCCTGGATGAAGACCCGCGCCGCTTCTGCCGCGTGCTTCGTATCGAAGGATCACTGTCGGTTTGCTGACCCTCCTCATCGACGCCGACGTTCTCCGCTACCAACTGTCGTTCAAGAACACCAAGACAGTGAAGTGGGAAGACGAGGACGATGGCGCTGACGTAGTAGTCGCAGAGGTCACCAACCCCGAGAAGGCTAAGGCCGACCTGGACGACTATATCGAGGAGCTGCTGGAGAAGTTCGGCACCCGCAACTTCCTCCTGCCCCTCTCGGTGTCCACGAACTTCCGCAAGGGAATCCTGCCGACCTACAAGGGCAACCGCACGAAGCCGAAGCCGGCCCTGTGGAACGCAGTGGATGGCTTTCTGCACGAGCTGTACCCGGAGAAGATCATCACCCGCGAATACCTCGAAGGCGATGACATCCTGGGTCTGCTGGCAACCATGCCGAAGCCGCGCCTGTGCCCTGGGAAGCGAATCATCGTGTCCATCGACAAGGACATGCAGACCATCCCCGGCCGCCTCTACAACCCCGGCAAGCCCGACATCGGCACCCGCTCGATCACCGAGCACGAAGCCGATCTGTTCTGGATGAAGCAGGTGCTCACCGGGGACACCGTGGACAACTACAAAGGCTGTCCCGGTATCGGCCCCAAGAAGGCCGACGAGTTCCTTGTGCCAGCGCATGAGGCCCTGATGGGCCTGTCGGTAGAGGAGCACCTGGCCGCCCTATGGGCGACCGTGCAGATGGTCTACGAGTCCAAGGGCTTCCCCGCTGAGGACGCGCTAGTCCAGGCCCGTTGCGCTCGAATCCTGCGCGACGGCGACTACAACTTCAAGACCGAGGAGGTCAAACTCTGGACACCACAGTAAAAACGGGAATCAAGCACGATGCCGGTAAGGCACCGCTCAGCTTGATCCCCGCTGACGCCATCACCGAGATCGCAAACGTCTTCGGTTTCGGCGCTCAGAAGTACGCCGCGTTCAACTGGACTGGCGGGTTCGACCATCGGCGTCTGTACGACGCCATGCTTCGACATACGTTCGCTTCGTTGGCCGGGGAAGATACCGACCCGGAGAGCGGCCGTGACCATCTCGCGCATGCAGGATGCTGCATCTTGATGCTGCTGTCTCATCGGCTACGCGGTCTCGGTACAGACGACCGTGGCCCGAAGGAACAAGTCCGCGTGGCTTCCGTAGATTAAGGCTGCGTGGCTAGTTCTTTGGTTGCGTTTTCAACAATTCGCATCCGAAGGCCGACTAGCGTCTCGATACCAAGGATGGTTCTGAGCTGTTGAAGTGCCGTGTTTACAGCTAGCTCGTCGGTAAGTTGCTGGCCTGACCATTCCTTCATATTCGCTACCTTCGCAAACGTTCGGTACATCTCCTCCAGGACTTTTTGGCGCTCGGCATTTGGGGGTATGGACTCGTCGTAAACAATGCTGGCACCCATTGCAAGCTCCAGCAAAGCCTTCTCGAACTTTTGCAGCTGCGAATCAATGTCTTTTGTGAGCCACACAACGTAATCGTGCCTGAGATTCGACAGCTTATTGGCCTGGTCGCGCACGTCTTTTGTCGGCCCTTTGCGGAATAGCTCAAAAAGAGCCTCAAGCAGTCCTTTCGCGTACGCCTCACTGAACTCCACATGTTTATCAAAAGCTACGGCTGCCATGTGCGATGTTGCGGCAAAGGTGAAATTGTTCTGCGCCGCATTTTTAGCAATTTCGCGCTGATGTGCTGATTCATCCAGCAAAATCTTCACCAACAGTCCCACCAATGAACCCACAAGTGGGACACCGGATAACTGCTGGAAAAGGTCGCCTCGTGGCAAAACGTAATAGACAACACCGGACGCAAGAAATACACCTGCGATCCAGAAATATATATGCGACTTTGTTCGGACTATCCCCATAGGCACGGAGGATAGCTGGCATCTCCCGCGAACGCACAGAGGCGGGGTAAAAACACAAGCATAGGAGGAAACAACCGTTTCCCATCAAGGGTTCCGACGGTTCCTGAAGATCCCGTTCACGAACCACGGAACCCCCTATGTCCGACACCATCCCCCTTCACGCCTACGACCTGATCGACGAGCTGGATAAGCGATACCCCGAGGTCATCTACGACCCGAAAGGGGATCACAACGAGTTCCTTCTGAGATCAGGTGAACGTCGGCTGGTGTTGTCCCTCCTGCGAAAGCGACAGCTCGAACAAGAGGAGCAGCACTGAATGTGTACCAGTAAACCCAAGGCCCCCAAGCCTGTCGAAGCGGAGAAGCCGGCAATCCTGCTGACCGCCCGCGACGGACTTGGGGATCAGGAGAGTGCGACTGCCGGTCGAAAGAATCTCCGCATCGACCTGAATAACTCCACCTCCACCCCTTACGGAAGCAGTCTCGTCATCCCAACTTGAGCACGTCCGCCCCGCAGACCGTCTCAGCAGAAGGCCGTTACTCTCAGCTCAAGTCTGATCGCAACAACGCCGAGTCCCGCGCCAAGCAATGCGCAACTCTCACACTGCCGACGCTTTACAAGGAAGTCTCGAAGGGCAAGTCGAGTTCTTCCCGCACCACCCCGTACCAAGGCACAGGCGCGCGATGCGTTAACTCGCTGTCCGCCCGTCTACTGCTGGCGCTGTTCCCCGCGAACGCCAACTTCTTCAAGCTGTCACCCGATGGTATGGACGCTAACCAGCTCGCAGAGCAGGCCGGCATCCAGCAGGGTGAACTGGAGATGGGTCTAGCTGAGATCGAGCGCACCGTCATCAACGACATCGAAACGTCCGGTATGCGTGGACGCTTGGGCCTCGGCCTGAAGCATCTCGTGGCAACCGGCAACGTGCTGATGTACGTGCCCGACGAAGGCAACGCCAAGATGTACCCGCTGACCCGCTACGTCGTTGACCGCGACGGGATGGGTTCCGTCCTTGAGATCATCACCCTCGACAGCATCGCTCCGTCCACCTTGGGCGACGAGCTGAAATCCTCGTTGGGTCTCGACGAGAAGAAAGGCGGCAAGACCGATTCCGGCCCCGAGCAGGACGTTGAGCTGTATACCCGCATCTACCGCGACGGTGAGCTGTGGCAGGTGTACCAGGAAGTGAACAGCAACATCGTTCCCGGCTCCCAGGGCACCTACCCTATCGACGCGTGCCCCTGGATTCCCCTGCGGATTCCCGAGGAAGACGGCGAGGACTACGGCGCTGGCCTGATCTACGACTACTACGGCGACTTCGATGCACTGGAGAAGCTGAGCAAGGCCATCCTCAAGGGAGCCGCAGCAGCCGCCAAGGTTCTGTGGGCACTCGATGAGAACGCCGCGATCCGCCCGAAGACCATCACCGAAGCCGAGTCCGGCGACGTGCTGCGCTTCAAGGCCGAACAGCTCAAGGCCGTGTCACAGGAAAAGTTCGGCGACTTCAACTTCGTCGGTCAGCACATCGACAAACTCATCTCGCGGCTGGAGATGGCCTTCGGTGTACGCACCTCGATTCAGCGCAATGGCGAGCGTGTCACTGCAGAGGAAATCCGTTACCTGGCTCAAGAGCTGGAGGACGTACTCGGTGGCATCTACTCGATCCTTGCTGAAGACCTACTGCTTCCCCTGGTTCGCCGAATCATGGATCGCCTCACCCGCGCCCATCGGCTCCCTGATCTGCCCCCTGGTCTCATCAAGCCTCGCATCGTTGTCGGCGTCGCCGCCCTCGGTCGTGGTCAGGACATGCAGAAGATCATGGAGTGGTCGCAGGCTGCACAGACAGCCCTCGGGCCGCAGGTGTTCGCTCAGTACGTCAATCCAGGCGAGCTGATGGCCCGTATGGGCGCGGCTTCCGATCTGACCATGAAGGGTCTCATCAAGTCGGACGATCAGCTTCAGCAGGAACAGCAGCAAGACACCATGCACCAGGCCGCCATCCGCGCAGCCCCAACCATCGCAGGTGCCGCTATGGCACCACAAGGAGTTCCAAGTGGCGAAAGCTAAACCAGTGACCGACGCGCCGGCTGATCCGGCAGCAACCCCCGAAGTCACCGACACGGCCACTGCGGCCGTCGATACGACCCCTGCGGTCACCCCCGAGGTCAAGCAGGAAGCCCTGGCTCCCGCTGACCCGTTGGCGAAATACCGCAAGGTCGTTGACGGCCTGTCGATCTACAACTTCACTGAGGTCGCACTGTGAGCGAAAAGACCGAACTCGTACTCAATGTCGAACACCCGGTCGAGAGCAACCCGGCGTCTGAAGAAGTCACCTATGGTGGCTACAAGACCGTCGAGGAGCTGGTAGCCGCTCACGCTGAGCTGACGGCGAAGACCGCCGCGCCGGCCAAGACCGCCGAGGACATCGCTGCTGAAGAAGCGGCGGCTTCTGCCGGAAACGAAGCCGACAAGCCGCCTCTGGAAATCCCTGCTGGGGACGAGGAGGCTCAGAAGGTTGTCGAGGGTGCCGGCCTGGACTGGGACGCGCTCAATGCGGAATACGCGAAGGACGGGAAGCTGTCCGAGGAAACCTACGAGAAGCTGGCGAAGTCCAGCATCCCGCGTGAAGCCGTTGACACCTACATCCAGGGCAAGCAGGCACAGGCCGACGCATACGATGCGGCTGTTTACGGCACCGCTGGTGGCGAGGAGGCTTACGGCTCTCTCGTGACGTGGGCGAAGTCCGCGCTGTCCGAGGCCGAGAAGGTTGCCTTCAATGACGCCGTGACATCCGGCGACGCCGCCCGTGCAAAGTTTGCTGTGGAGGCATTGACTGCCCGCCACGCCAAGACGCACGGCGTTCCACCGAACAACCTGCTAAATGGCAAGAAGGCCGCTACCGGCGTTGAGCCGTTCAAGTCGCAGGCCGAGGTAACCGTCGCGATGAACTCGCGGCAGTACAAGACTGATCCTGCGTTCCGCGCAAAGGTCGTGGAGCGGCTGGCCCTCTCCGAGTTCTAAACAAGACCCCCGCACCCACGTAGCCACTGCCCGGTAAGAGCAGCCGATGCGTCGTCGACGGGGGGCTTCCACTACTCATCCAATACCAAAGGGAAATACCCAAGAACAAAATGGCAAACGCTACTCCGAACCGCCTTGGTCAGATTCAGGGCGCTGGTGATGCACAGGCACTATTCCTCAAGCAGTACGCTGGTGAGGTGTTGGCTTCGTTCGTCGCCGAGTACGCAATGGCCGGTCATGTGACCGAGCGCAACATCATGCACGGCAAGTCGGCGTCGTTTCCGGCCATCGGCACCATCGGCTCCGAGTACCACGTACCGGGCACCGAGATCACGGGCCTGAACGTGCAGCACAACGAAGTGATCGTGAACCTCGATCCCATGCTGATCTCGCATGTGTTCATCCCGAACATCGACGAGGCCATGAACCACTACGATGTGCGCAGCGAGTACACCAAGCAGCAGGGCTTGGAACTGGCGAAGCAGCGTCAGCTCAACGAAATCCGTTGCGCGATCCTGGCCGCACGTCAGACGACCGGCCCGGTTCCCGGCCAGCAGGGCGGCATGATCGTCAAAGCGGCGACGATGGCAACCGACGCAACGCTCGTTGCTGCGGCGATTCGTCAGATTCGTCAGAACTTCGACGAGAAGAACATCCCCGAGGAAGACGTGATCGCCACGTTGAAGCCGGCGATGTGGTACTTGCTGACGCAGGTGAAAGACCTGGTTGACCGTGACTACAACCCGACCGAAGGCGCTTCGCTTTCGCAGGCTGTGATCCAGTCGATCGCTCGCATCAAGCTGCTGAAGACCAACCACTTCCCGAACCAGGACGACTCGGCTAACGCCAGTGTTGTTGCTGCGCGTCGCGCGGACTACAGCAAGTCGGTCTGCGCCGTGTTCCACAAGAGCGCGGTGGCTACGCTGAAGCTGATGGACTTGGCACTGGAAAGCACCTACGACCCGCGCCGTCAGGGCACCCTGATGCTGAGCAAGTTCGCGCTGGGCCACGGCCCGCTGCGAGCTGCTGGCGCTGCTGAGATCGCTGTCGGCACCTAAGCGACGCCCCCGAACCCGTCACGTCCCTAAAAAGGCGTGGCGGGTTTTTTTTGTTCCCACTGGAGACTCATGCAACTATCCGCAACCACTGAGCTTGAGGCTGTCAATCAACTGCTGAAAGCAGTGGGTGAGAGTCCGGTCAACTCGCTTGATAACCTGGGCTTCACCGACGCATCCATTGCGCGTGACACGCTCCGCACCAAGGCACGCGAAATCCAGTCAAAGGGCTGGTACTTCAATCGTGACTACGACTTCTACTTCACCCCGGCCAGCGATGGTCAGGTAGTTCTACCGGCGAACGTCATCTCGATTCGCCCGTCCACCGCCGAGTCGCGACGCATCACGCCACGCGCCGGCAAGCTCTACAACAACGACGGCTCCACCTACGTGTTCCCGCTGGACAACGGCCCGACCGTCGAGGTCGTCTGGATGTTCGACTTCGAGTCGCTGCCCGAGACGGCACGTCGCTACATCACTGTCACCGCCGCTACGCAGTACCAGGCGCAGTTCCAGGGTAGCGAGCAGTCCTATGGGTTCACCAAGGACGACGAGAAGTTCGCGCTGATCGCACTGCTGGAGGAGGAGCGCAGCTTCGAGCCGCGCGCCAATATGTTCAACGACGGCAACGACGTGTCCGAAATCTTCACCCGCTGATGCCGCTGACCTCTGGAACCATCCCGTCGATGATTGGCGGGGTCTCTCAGCAGGACGCGTCGGTGCGCCTGCCGACTCAGGTTGCCGATGCGGTGAACTGCGATCTCAGTCCGGCGCGTGGTGCTGGCCCCCGGCCACCTGCCGAGTTCGTCAACGTCCTGGGGTCGGACATCCCGGACAACGCGTTCTTCCACAGCATCGTGCGCGACAGCCGTGAGCGTTACATGGTGGCGGTCTACCCCGGCAACGTCCGCGTGTTCAATCACGAGACCGGAAAAGAGTACGTGGTCATCAAGGACGCTGCTTCGCTGGCCTATCTGGCGACCCAATCGGAACCCTGGCAGTCCTTCAGGGCCGTCACAGTGGACGACTACACCTTCATCGTGAACCGCGACGTGCGTGTGGCGATGACCGCGCAGAAGACGGCCGGCACTCTCAGTGGTTCCGTGCAGACCTTCCAAGACCTCCCAAAGACCGCAGTGGTCAACGCGATCTACGAGATTCGCGGGGACGGCGCAAACGCCTTCGATAACTACTTCGTGCAGTACCAGTCCGCCCTTGTGTGGAAAGAGGTCAGCAAGCCGAACGAGCTGGGTTACCTTGATTCCGCAACGATGCCCCACGGGCTGAAGCGCATCCCCGACACCATCAACCCAGACGGCTTCTACTTCTCCTACGGCCCCCTGGTGTACGACTCGCGCTACGCGGGCGACACGCAGTCGAGTCCGCCTCCGTCCATCGTGGGCCAGCGCCTCGGCGACGTGTTCTTCCACCGTGACCGCCTGGGTCTCCTGGCGAGCGCCGGCAACATCGTGATGTCCGAGATCGGGCACTACTTCAACTTCTGGCGCACGACGGTGACCTCGCTGCTGGACAGCGACGTGATCGACGTGAACGCCCCGACTGAAGGCGTGGCTGAGATGCTTCACTGCGTCTCCTACCAAAAGGCGCTGATGATCTTCGCCTCGGGCAAGACCTCGTTGTTCCAGCTCACCGGCACGCCGACGCTGACGCCCAAGACGGTAAAGATTGACCCGGTGACCACCTACGGTGTGTCGCCCACGATCAAGCCAGTGCTGGCCGGCAGTAGCCTGTTCTTCATCGACGACAACCAGGCGAAGCCCTGGAGCACCGTGCGGGAATACTTCGTGTCCGATGACACGGTAACCCCCGAGGCCGCCGATGTGACCGCTCACGTCCCGTCGTATGTACCGGGCAACTCCCGATGCATGGCGGAGGCCGGCGATGCCGACATGCTGTTCGTCGCTCAGCGCAACGCTGCAGGCGGCGAGGTGTTCGTCCACCAGTACAAATGGTCGGGCGATACCAAGCAGCAGTCCGCATGGGGCCGCTGGTTCATCTACGGCACCGGCTTGGTGCTACACGTCCATGCCATCGGCACGATGCTCTACGTGATTACGAAGGCTCCCGCGGGCGGCGTGGAACTCCTGCGCCTTAACCTGAGTTCTGCGCCGACGTATCCGCTGATCTCCTCGGCCCATGACATCTACCTCGACCGCCGTGAGGCGGTGACTCCGGTGTGGCAGCAGTTCGGCAACTACACCGACATCACTGTCCCCTTCACCCTGCCGACCCTCTCGGGCCTTTCGGTGCTCAAGACGACCGACTGGCCCTCACCGGGAACGTATGTCGATCTGCGCTCCGCCACGCTGGTTAACGGCGGGCAGACGATCCGCCTACCGGGCCGAGTGGACACAGGACGTGTCGTGGTGGGCTACCGATACAACCGGCGCATCACGCTGAGTCAGCAGTTCATTCGCGACCAGAACAACGTGAGCAAGCTGATCGGTCGCCTGCAGCTCAAGCGGATGACCGTGCGCTACAACGACGCCGCGTACTTCCGGTGCCTCGTGACGCCCAAGGGTCGCCCGCAGGCCATCGACGCCATCGTGCCGCAACTGGAGAGCACGTTCACCAACCGCACGACCGGGGACGCTGCGTTCCTTACGAGCACCCCTGCAATCCACTCGGGCACCTACAGCTTCCTCGTGGCCTCGCGCTCCGATGCAGTCGATGTTTCTTTCACCAACGACTCACCGTTCCCCGCCTGGTTCCAGTCGGTGCAATGGGAAGGTCTCTACACGGCCAAGGTACAGCAATGACAATCACCTTCCGCGAACCAACAAGGGAATCGCTTGAGTACATCGCGGCTCACATGTGCGCGGAAGACTTGGATGAGCTGGCCGCCTGTGGCTGGGCGTCACCCCTGCAAGCCCTCATCGAATCCGTAGAGAGCAGCAGGGAAGCCTCCGTGGCCTGGTGGGACGGATTCCCCCAGGCCGCGCACGGCGTCGCTGACTTCACCCTTGATACAACCCTGGGTGTCCCTTGGATGCTCAGCACCGGCCCGCGTGGCCGTATCGCTCGTGCCTTCCTCAAGGTCTCCGAGAAGTTCATCGCGGACATCTCCCCGATGTATTCCGGCCTATTCAATCTCGTCGATGCCCGCCACCTCCGCGCACAGCGGTGGATGCTCGCGCTCGGCTTCAAGCCGTACAAAGTCCACGACTGCAACGGCTTCCCTTTCATCGAGTTCGGATTATTCCCTAGTGTGTGAACCCGTGAGCATCACGGCAGGTGTGCTCGCCGTTGTCGGCGCAGCATCCGCCGTCTATAGCGCCAATCAGCAGCAGAAGGCGCTCAACCAGCAAGCGCAGGCGCAGCAGAAGCAGATCGATCAGGCTGCATCGGCACGGACCGATGATCGCCTCAAGGTCGCACGCGAGCAGCGCGCTGCCGCCCGTGCTGCGTCCGCCGAGTCCGGTACGTCCGGCAATTCCACCGACGCGATCCTCAATGACCTCCTGATGCAATCCGGCCGCGACGTATCGCGCATCGAGAAGAACCGTGAGAACGGTCAGCTCGAAAGCCAGCAGGAAGTCAGCAGCAAGACATCCGAAATCAACGGCCAGCTCGTCTCCGGTCTCGCTGGCTCCGCATCCGCTGGGGCGAACGCCTACAGCAGCTACAAGATCAAGACCGGCAAATAACCAACCCAAGGGATCAACATGCCCCGCAACGACGCACAACGCATTACGCCTCGGCAGGCTGTGGATTCCTCGCAGTCGGCGAATCCCGCACTCGCGGTACAGGCAAACCTCCAGGCAGCCAGCGGTTCCGGCAGCACCATGTTCGCCGTCGCGAAGGCCCTCAATGGCGCTTCCAATATCGTCGGCGACATCGGTGTTCAAGAGGCCCGTCAGAAGAACGCCAAGGCTGCGGCGAAGAAGGAAGACGAAGACAAGCGCCTTGGCGAAGCGAAAGCCGCTGAGCACGCTGTCTCTGGTGTAGATCAGACTGCATGGCTCGATCAAGCGAGTCAGGTCGCGAAAGACAGCTACATGGAGACCGACGGCATCAACGCCGTGGACAAGTTCCACTCGTCCATCCAGGCCGACTTGGCGAAGATGGAGCCTGGTGCTGACATCGACGGCTTCATAAGGGAAAGCTCCGAGAAGTTCATCGAAGAAAACGACCTCAAGGGTCGCGCGCGTGACTCGTTCCTCATGGGCCTCGCAAAGACCCAGGACGGGATCAAGCAGGGCTACCTGAAGCAGTCCATCAAGGAGTCGATGAAGCGCGAGGAGGAAGGCGCATCTGCCCTCCTCGTCAATGCGATCACCAAGGGCGGCCCGGACATCGCGTCCAACTACGCCGGCTGGCGCGCGTTCAATGCCAGCAAGGGCATGACCGACGACGAGATGGATCACATCGCCGTGGACGCCGTGAAGGCATCCCTCGCATCCGGTGACATGGACATCGCCAAGGGCATGTCGATCCTGCAGACCCCATCGGCTCCTGGCCGTCCCGTGCTGGCAGACATACCCGAGCACAAAGAGGAACTGCAGCTCGCCTCCAAGCGTGGCGAGGCGATCCAGAAGGATCGTGCTGAAAAGGCACGCTACGACCAGGAGGTTGCCGAGACAGTGCAGATCGACGCGCTGGCCGACAAGGGCATCCTCGGTAAGTCCCGCGCCCTCGCGTGGGGCAAGGCGAATGACAAGTCCGCCGCCGAGGTCGCTGCCAAGATCAACGCATCCCGCAATGCAGCCGAGCGGCTGGCGAAGGAAGCGCACAAGGCCCAGGCCGAGCGTAACGCCGACCGCGCCTGGGCCAACTACGACGCCCTCGCGGCGAACGCTGCCGGCATCAAGCCGGATGACGTGGGCAAGGCGGGCGACCGCGCGTTCACTACGGCGCTCCAGTCCGGCGACGACAAGCAGGTGCAGGCCATCCTCAACAAGTCGGCTCTGACCGGCGCACCCATTCCGGCTCTCAGGGGCATCCTGTCGGGCAGCATCGACGAGAGCGATCCCAAGCGGGCCACGCGCTACGTGCAACTGTTCGAGCAGATGCAGCGCATCTCCCCCGAGTGGGCCGCACGCCAGTTGGACGACAAGACGCTTTCGCGCATCACGGCCTACCAGACCGCGAAAATGCAGGGCGCTGACGACACGCAGGCATGGTCGAAGGTCAAGATGGTCAGCACGCTCGATCACGAGACGATCTCCACGAACGTCGCTGCAGCGATGAAGCTGGTGGCGAAGGATGCCCCCAAGGACTTCGGCGACGGCGGCTGGTTCAGCTCGAACACCAAGATCGCCAACACTACCGAGATGGACACGGCCTACCGCCTCGCCGTCAAGGACATGGTGGAGTCCGGCGCTTCTCCCGAGGTGGCTGCAAAGGCCGCACTGACCCGAGTGAAGTCCTCCTTCATCCGCGTGGGTGATCGCATGGTGCGCAACTACGGCACAGGCGATGGTATGGACGAACACACCAGCGAGGTCATGACCGAAGCCAGCAAGCTGTGGAAAGACAAGCTTGTCGCTGCGAACGTGGTGGGCAAGGAAGACCCTGTGTGGTTCACGCCTGTTCCCGGCGACGCGAACAAGTGGCGACTCAGCTACTTCGCTGCGGGCGGCGTGCCGCTCCCCGTGACCCATGAGGTGACCCGCAAGCGCGCTGATGGAGTCGAGAGGACAACCGCGGAGTTCGTCGATGTCATCCCGTCTGCCGCACGCGCCAACTACTCGGCATGGGACAAGCAGGAGAAGGACAAGAAGGTTCGCAACGAGCAGATGTTCAAGCAGCTCCAGCGCGATCCGACCGACCTGACCCCCGAGAACGTCAAGCAGCTCAATGACCAGTACGCCCCGCTCCTCAAGGGCAAGCTGAAGCTCCCCGCAGGAACCGATCCGGCCACTGCAGAGTTCCAGCAGCGTCAGTGGGACGCCTCCGTGGCCACTGCCAAGAAGGTCACCGACTACGCCAACAACCCCGCGAATCACGTCCAGTCCTTCGCGGACTTCATCACCAGCAATCACTAACGAGGTACACCTGTGGATCAGCTACCGAGCATGTACGCTCAACCGGGGGATAACGTCCCCCTCGTGCCGTCCGCAGGTGTCACCAAGCTGGACGCAAAGGCCCGCACGGATGCGGCCGAGGCACAACGCATCAAGAACAATACGACCTTCCGCGACCTCATCGGCGCGAAGATCGTCCAGGGGCCTATCGGATGGGCCGACTGGGCACTGCAAGAGAACGGCGTGGCGCGCGACGAGAACTTCTACGGCGACGCGCTCAAGCCGGTGATCGAGGATTGGCGCAAGGCTGGCCTCGAAGATCAGATGGAACTACTGGAGCGCGCACAGTCTCCAGCGCACGCCGATCTCCTCAAGGGATTCGCGATGCAGAACAAGATGGCGCAGGAAGACTCGGCTCAGTTCGGTCTCCTGGGCAACGCAGCAGCGGGCCTACTCGACCCGTCCATGTTCGCTATCGGAGCCGCCTCCGGTGGCCTGGGTTACTCAGCCACGGCTGGGCGACTGGCGAACGCTGTGCGATCCGGTATCGTTGCCGGTGCAACCAACGTGGGCAGTGAAGCACTGTCCTCGCAATACGACCCTTCGATTGATACGGGCCACCTCGTCACCGCTGGAGCCTTCGGGTTCCTCATGGGTGGCGCGTTCGGCTTCCGTGGCCCTGAGCTGGCAGAGCTGGCGCATGGCACCAACAAGTACACCAAGGCCGCAACGGCCGCCGAGAGTTCCAAGCCGAACACGGCTGACTCGATGGGCGCCGCACGCGTCGAGGGTTTGAACGTCCCGAAGATGGACGGCCCCGCCGTGGGAACTCCCGACTGGCAGCAGGCGCTCCAGGATGACGCCGCACAGAACTCGACTGTCCGTGGTGCCTTCCTGAAAATCCGCCGCGACCTCTCGGCCCGCTTCGGAAACAGTAACTCCGCTGTGGCCCGTAACGAGGGCCGCAAGTTGCTGCGTGACTCCGTGGGCACCACTGATCGGAACGTCGCGACTAAGTTCACCGCAGCCGAGGAATCGGAGCTGCTGGATCACACGATCCACGGTGCCTACCGCACGGCCGTCGAACAGGAGTGGGCGAAGTATTCCGCGTCCACAGGTGTGCGCGGCGACGTTGCCCGCCAGCGATTCAATGAGTCGGTCGGCTATTACATCCGTGGCGTAGCGAAGGACATGGGGCCTGAAGTCGAGGCTACTGCCAAGCACGCCGCTGCAGCCTTCAAGAACATGACGGACGAGCTACGTGCCCGTGGCGTCCCCGGCTTCGAGAATGAGATGTCGCAGGACGGCTATCTGCCCCGCATCTTCTCCGCGAAGGGCTACACCGACCTCAATGCAACCAAGGGCCTCTCCTTCGAGAACCTGCGGGAGAACCTGGTGAAGCCTGCGATGCGCAGTGCGTGGCTCAAGAACCTGAAGCCTGGTGAGGAGATCGACAATGACCTCCTCCACGAAGTCAGCGGAGCATGGCTCAAGCGCGGCTACGAAAAGGCGATGGGCGGCCCGAGCGATCTGCATGGCACCCTTGCTGCGGCCGACGCCAGTAGCGTGCGTGAGCTTCTGACCGAGGCCGGCGTAGACGCCAAGAAAATCGACGCGATTGTCAGTAAGCTGGAACGGGACGCGACCGACAAGGCCGTCCATGCCCGCGCGAAGTCCCGCATCGATCTTGATGAGTCCTACGGTGCAACGCTGAAGGACGACTTGGGCAATGAGCACACTGTCCACCTCGCTGATCTCCTGGAGAACAATGTGGACAACCTGGTGCCCGACTTCATCCGTGAGATGTCCGGCTGGGCCGCGCTGAAGAAGCACGTCGGCGTGGGCACGCAAGCTGAGCTGGATCGCTACAAGGCGTTCGTGCTGAAGCAGAGCAAGGAGGCCGGTGACTCTGACCTGACCCGCGCTCTGGACATCACGGTCAACTCGATCCTCGGCAAGTCCACCTCGGACGCTCCGAACTCTGCGTGGACGCGCGGCTCCCGCTTGATCCGCTCGCAGAACTTCCTGACCACGATGGGCCAGGTGGGCTACACGATGCTGGAAAGCGTCGGCGGCGCGCTGGGTGCCGTGGGTTTCCGCAACGCCATCAAGGCGGCCCCTGCGGCGGCCAACATGGTCAAGAAGATGCGGATGGGCAAGTTCGACCAGGAGGAAGCGCGCTGGCTCGCAGACGTGACCGGCCTTGGCACAGACTTCGTGCGCAACCAGCCGTATCTGCGTCTCGATGCCGTGGGCGAATCCGTGTGGAACAACGACAAGGCCGTAGGTCGCGCACTCAACAAGCTAGACCGTGGCATGCAGTACGGCCAGCGCGCGATGAGCGTTGTCTCTGGCATCGCACCGATGCAGCAGTTCCTTCAGGGCTTCGCAGGTGTCGGCATCGCCGGCCGCCTGGTGCAGCTCGCCAACAAGGAGGGCCTGTCCGCAAGTATGGTTCGCCGGCTCCGTGCTGGCGGTCTCGATGCCAAGGATCAAGCCACGATCTTCGCGAAGCTCAAGGGCATGAACAGTGTCCACGACATCGCAAAGAACTGGGGCACCTGGACTGCCGATGAGAAGCGCCTGACGGCGTTGTTCGTTCAGCGCAATGCTAAGCGGACGCTCGGCGAAGGCGGCGTAGGAGATACGGTGCAGCTCATGCACTCGGCCACCGGCCGGATCTTCACGCAGTTCCGCACGTTCATGACCAACTCCTACACGGCGGTGTTGCTGCACGGCTTGCACATGCGTGACTGGCAGACGGCACAGATGTGGATGGGTTCGACGCTGTTCGCCGGTATCGGCATGGCAGCGCGCAACTACATCAACACCATCGGTGACGACACCGACAAGCGGGAGAAGCTGATGGCGTGGGACTCGCTCGCCAAGCAGGCGTTCCAGCAGTCGAGCTATTCCTCGGTGATCCCATTTATGACGGACACCATCGCGCACGACCTGGGCGTCAAGAAGGCCCTTGGCGGCGATGACACCCCTGTGTTCGCCTACGGGCGCTCTACGGGACTCGACAGTGGCGTCCAGGGCATCCCAACCCTGGCGACCGGACGTGCCCTGTGGGGCCTACCAAGGCTCGCAGTGACCGCGCTTGATCCCCACTCGAACGTCACTCAGAAGCAAGCGAAGGACGCAATGTCCCTGCTGTGGTTCCAGAACGTCACTGGCGTTCGCAATGGCCTTTCGTGGATGGCTAACCAACTCCCGAAAGACGACCCTCAATAACCTCTGGAGATGCATGACACCTCTCGCTCGCGGCTACTCCTTCGTCATGTATCTGGCGGAGGCTGGAGCCACGTACACCATCCCCCTCCCCTTCCTGCACACGGACGACGTTCGTGTGTTCGCGGGGGATGTAGGGGATGCTGTGGAACAGTCCTACACCTGGACTAGCCCCACCTCAATTCAACTGGCCGGCGCGCTTCCCGCAGGGATTCTCGTCACCATCCGCAGGTTCACTCCGCGCGACCGCACGCTTGTCGAGGTGCAGGATGGAGCACAGCTCCCCGCGAGTGACCTGAACCTCAATAGCAAGCAACTCCTCTACATCATGCAGGAGCAGATCGACTTCGGCACCTACGGGGGCCACGGTCTCCCTGGCGGCGGCTCTGGCTGGCCCGATGGCAACGGCGCACCGTCCCTGCCGATCCAGCAGATCATCGACGCCCTCATGGCCTCGCCTATCATGGCGATCCTCACTACACGCCTGGACGACATCGACAACACCGCCGAGACGCTGATGGAAGAACTCCTCCGCAGCGATCAGACCTTCGACCAACGGCGGAAGACTGAAGGACGCCTCGCGCTCGCCGAGAGCACGCTGGAGACCATTGAGGACAACTCGAAGTCTGTGGCAATGCAGATCACCGAGCTGTTCGCCAAGTTCGACGACAGCGCCGCGCAGTTCATCCAGGTCAACAAGGCCATCGCCACGGAGACCGAGGCACGCGTAACGTCCGGTACGCAGCTCAGCGCGGCCATCAAGGACAACCTGGCGCAGATCACCATTGTCTCCCAGGCGGTCGCTACGGAGGCCGACGTGCGCGCTCAGGCGATCACGAAGGTCGTGGCTGACTTCAAGCAGGCTGACGATACGGTCACCAAAGCGATCACGCAGACCCTGCAGACCTCCTACGCTACCAAGGACTACGCCCAGGCCGTGGCGTCTACTGCGGTGGAGGCGTTCTCCAATGGCAAGTACGCGCACTTGGAGCAACGCTTCGAGGCCCTGGTGGACGGCACCAACGACCCTGACGGTCAGTGGCAGGCGAACTACTCCGTCCGCATCAACGCTGGCTCGATCAACGGCGTGCCCGTCATCGCCGGTATCGGCCTCGGCGTAGACAGGAAGACCGGCAGCAGCTTCATCGTGATGGCTGATCGTTTCGGCTTCGTCTCTCCGACCTACACCTCCAACGGTGGCGTCCAGCAGATGAAGTACCCCTTCGTGATCGGCACGGTCGGCGGCGTGAGCACCGTGGGTATCCAGGGGCAGCTCATGGTCGATGGCTCGGTCACTGCAGACAAGATCAGGACGAACACTCTGTCCGCCCTATCGGCCAACATGGGCGAAGTGAATGGCGGCACGTTCCGCACGTTCCAGCTTGACGCCAACGGGGCCATCATCAACCCGCAGGAGTTCCGCTGTGAGCTGACGAACAACCCAGGAGATGCGTACCCCGTGTGGGTCGGTGCTGGCGTCAAGAACTACAACAACGCAGTCTTTGCTGTGGATCGCGCGGGCAATGCCAAGTTCGCCGGCAAGATCACCGCCAACAACATGATCGGCACACTGCAGTCCAACGCTAACGCAGTGTGGACAGGCGACATCACGGCGTCATCCAACGGCGTTGGCCCGATCATTACGCTCTCCGCTCCAGCCTTGCTAGGCGAAGTACAGCTCCCGCTGATCCATGTCGAGACGAAGATCAACAACCCATCCGGCAATCCAGCCACAGGCGGTATCTACCTCGAACGGCTCTCTGGTTCTACGTGGGTCACGGTCAAAGTCCACAACCATTTAATCGGAGGCGGTGCGACCGACTTCGATTCCCTACTGGCCTTCGACGCCCCAACGACTGGTGCCGTCCAGTACCGCGTGCGTATCGGTCTCGATCCGTACTCACAGACTAACTCGGGCAACTTCCACGGAACTGCCATCACCATCTACGCAATCGGCATGAGGTAATCATCGCAACCAACGATCCAACCGGCTACGTGTCCAACGGGACACTAGCTGCACGCATCTCCGCGCTCGTCGATAAGTGGAACGGCTACAAGAACGCACTACGCGACCTGTTGACCAAGGCGACCGGCACGGTGGACATGGAAGACGGCTTGGGTGTCATCGTGACCCTTCCAACCTTCCCGCAACTCCAGAAGTCCGTGAACATCCTCACCGACTCACTGACGGGCGCGGTGTCGCAGGCGCAGTCCATCAACTCGCAGACTGTGATCTACATGAACGCGGCCGCCAAGTCGGCAACTGACTCGGACACAGCGCGCGCTGCGGCAGTGGTCGCTAAGGATGCTTCCAAGGCTTCCGCGGATGCGTCGGCAACATCGGCGTCCAGCGCGGCAGCACAGGTTCCCCTTGCGACCGCACAGGTAACCCTTGCGAAAGGGCAAGTATCCCTCGCTACCGATCAGGTCACCGTAGCTACCGCGAAGGCCGTAGCGGCCGATACGAGCGCGAAAGCTGCTGCTGGCAGTGCAACCGCTGCTGGCACGCAGGCAACCACCGCCACAACCCAGGCCGGCATCTCCACGACCAAGGCCGGTGAGGCATCGGCAAGCGCGACGGCTGCCAACACCTCGCAGAACCTCGCGCTGAACTACGCGAACGCTGCGGTGAACGTAGAGGTCACGCCGGGGCAATACTCGGCTCGCCATTGGGCTGAGCAGGCCCGCCTGAACGTGCTGGGTTCCCTGGTATTCAAGGGCCGCTTCGATGCCAGCAAGGGCTCCCTGCCGGCTTCGCCTAACCTGGGCGACTTCTACCTGGTCAGCATTGCCGGCACGATCAGCTCCGTGAAGTACGGTGTTGGCGACATGCTGTTCTATGACGGCTCCCAGTGGGATCGCATCGACAACCAAACGGTAGTGCAGAGTGTTGCAGGCCGCACGGGTAACGTCACGATCAGCACAGGAGACGTGGGTGGACTGCAGGGTCTTCTGGATGCCAAGCAAGGCACCCTCGGTTTCAACCCAGTCCAGCAAGGAACAGGCATTGGGCAGACAACCAATACCATAAAGATCGGATGGAGTTCTGGCGCGAAATTGAAGGTCACGGTGGATTCCACCGACCTCGGCAATATCGCTACAGAGAACTGGGCCGCTGGGGTCTTCTGCCAGCCGAGCGGGAACATCAACAACGCCTACAACCTCAATGGCGTTGCAGCCTCGAACTATTTGCAGCGAACCGGCAGAGCGAACACGGCTGGTTTGCAGTTCGATTCCAGCGCTCCGCCGAACATGGCAGCTATCGACGGCTCGGGAAATAACCGGAACACCTCGCTGCAGATCGGCAATGCCGGCAATACCAGCGCATCGGCAATGATGTCTTTCATTCGCGAAGGTCAGTGCGGTGTCCACTTCGGACTCGACACCGACAACGTAATGAAGATCGGCGGCTGGTCGTTCGGAGCCACCACGGCGTACCGCATGATCCACGAGGGCGTCGCAGACTGGTATTGCACCGGCACTGTCACGGCCGGCTCGTTCGCTGTGCGTAACTCCAACAGTGCATGGATTGACGGTAACGGCAGCGGCGCTCAGATGAACGGAACTTGGTACAGGAGAGGTGAACAGCAACATATATGGGCAAACAGCGCTGGCTGGGTCAGGGCGCCTCGGACATTCGTACAGAGCGCTGATCCCGGTTCTGCTGCTGGCGAAGGCGACCTGTGGATATGGTGACCTATGACCTTCGCTCGTAGATCAGGCGGCGACTGGGCAACCCCTGGAACCTGCAAGCGTTACACGAACGGCGCGTGGGCGGACGTGGCAAACATCTACCGTCGCCAAGGTGGCGGCTGGGTGCTCGCCTGGAAAGCCTACAAGAACGTCACCGGAACTATCACGCCAGCCGCCGCGAACGGGAGTGCCAGCGGCGCACCGATTAGCGGGAATGTGGTCACTATCCCGGTCACGGCGCAAGGTGCTAACGGCAACGGCAGCTATACCTATGCGTGGTCGGTGTCGAATGTGAGCAGCGGTGCCGCTCCGAATATCGCAACCCCCAACAGCGCATCGACAACCTTCAGCCGAGTCGTCAACGGCAACGACGGAAACGTGACGTTCACCGCCAACTGCACGATCTCTGATGGGCAGTCCTCTGTCGTCGTCAGCGTGCCCGGTCGTCTCTCATACGCAAACAGGAACTAAGCATGGACATTGAACTTCAGAACCGTCTAATCGACGCAAAGGTATCCGGCGCAACTAGCATGTTCGGTCAACTCCTGCTTGAGTGTGGGGACATCGTGGAGAAGGAAGCTCTCAGCCTTCTCTCCACAGTGGGCGAGGGTCGCTTCGACATGGATGCAGGCCAGCTCGACGAGGCTACGCGACTACTGCGGCTGATCGACAGGGACACTAAACCCGCGATCACCACTGTAGTCGAGAGCGCAACTCGCCGGCTCGCCGAGCTGACCATCGCGGTATCCTCCGCATCCCCTCTGTCACCTGCTGCGTTCACTGCGGCCGTGCGGATGGCCGAGCGGTTCCCCGAGATGGCCCCGATGGTCGATGCGATCCAGCAGGACGCTATGGAGGCCGCGAGGGTGCAGGTGTCGCTATGGCGCACGCACGAGCCTGCAGTGCTCTCGGACAACCTGCCGGTGTTGCTGCGGCTCTCGACCGATCGCTCCCGCGTGGAGACCAGCAAGGGCCAGAACGTGCCCGTGTCGGTATGCGAGCGCATCTGGCGTCTGTCGAACCTCGCTCAGAAGCTTGGGCGTGCGCTGACCGAGGACGAATACCTCAACGAAGGCGGCGCTGCTGTCGGCTCCTTCTCGCTCGTCCAGGTGGACGCATGCGGCTCTATCACTGTGAGCTGTCACCGCCTGAGCATCGACGAGATCAACAAGATTGCCGACGACCTCGGCTTCACTCCCACTTAAAAACCACAATGGATAACGACACGAAACTACTCGCCTCCTTGGGCGTTACCGGGGCCATCATCGGCCTCGGTAAAACCCTTGCTTCTACCGATCCTGCCAACTGGAAGATCGCACTCGCACGTTGCATCACCACGGCTGGTCTCAGCATGAGCGCAGCTTTCGCTGTCGTCATCTTCCCCACGCTCTCCTTCCCGGCCCATGTGGGTCTCGCGGCGGCCCTGGCTTCCCTCGGCACTACCGCGCTGGAGAGCTTGTTCTCTCGCTTCCTAGGAGGTTCTGGTGGCAGCAAGTAAAGAATCACTCGAACGCCTGCACACGGCGGTCGTGGACAAACTGACGGAAAGCATTGACGCGATCCCGGCTGGCGAAAAGGGCCTCGCTGCGATCCTCAATGTGGCCCGGCAGATGCTCAAGGACGAAGGGATCGAATCTGTCCCCGTCCCTGGCAGTGCGACCGGCAAGCTGGCCGACAAGCTCAAAGAGTTTCCCTTCGACCCAACCACTGATCGGAGTCATTGAGCGAGCCGCATCCCTTCGAGGACTTCCGTAACTTTGTCTTCCACATCTGGCAGCAGCTCGGCCTTCCGGCGCCTACTCCTGTCCAGTACGACATCGCTGCATATCTGCAGTACGGCCCTCGCCGTCGCGTCATCGAAGCCTTCCGAGGCATCGGGAAATCCTGGATCACCGCAGCGTATGTCTGCTGGCTCCTGTGGCGCGACCCGCAGCACAAGATACTCGTCGTCTCAGCATCTAAGGATCGCTCTGACGCGTTCTCGATCTTCACCAAGCGTCTGATCGAGACTATCCCCGAACTGGCTCACCTGAAGCCACGCGGCGACCAGCGCAACTCGAACCTCGCGTTTGATGTCGGCCCCGCGAAACCCGACCAGTCCCCTTCCGTGAAGTCGGTGGGCATCACTGGTCAGCTCACCGGCTCCCGCGCTGACACGATCATTGCGGATGACGTAGAGGTCGTGAAGAACTCAGCTACCGTCGCGCAACGCGAGAAGCTGGGCGAACTCATCAAGGAGTTCGACGCGATCCTGAAGCCGCTCGATCACGCGGAGATCGTCTACCTGGGCACGCCGCAGACCGAGGAGTCCATCTACAACCAGCTCCCCGCGCGTGGCTACGAAATCCGTATCTGGCCGGCCCGGTATCCGAAGGATCAGAAGCACTACTCGCAATACAACGGACGGCTCGCGCCGTTCATCGCCGAGGCGTTCGAGAGGAACCCTGGCATCGCATGGACTCCTGTAGAACCCACGCGGTTCCATGAGGAAGACTTGCTGCGCCGTGAGGCGTCCTACGGTCGTGGCGGCTTCCTGCTCCAGTTCATGCTCGACACCACGTTGTCCGATCAGGAGCGTTACCCGCTAAAGCTTGCCGACCTCATCGTCATGGACGTTGATCGAGAAGCTGCTCCTGTAAGAGTCATGTGGGCCAGCGGCAAAGAACAGGTGATCGACGACATCCCGTCAGTCGGATTCACTGGTGATCGGCTGCACCGCCCTATGTATCTCTCCAAGGATGTCGAGGAGTACACCGGCTCGGTAATGTCCGTTGACCCATCCGGTCGTGGCGGCGACGAGACCGGCTACAGCGTTACCAAAATGCTGCGCGGCATGGTCTATCTCCGCCGAGCCGGTGGCCTCAAAGGAGGGTATGACGACGCCGTTCTGGAGGGCATCGCCCATATCGCTCGCGCTGAGAAGGTGAAGCTCATCCTGGTCGAAGGCAACTTCGGCGACGGCATGTTCATCAAGCTCTTGGAGCCTGTGCTGCGGCGTATCTATCCCTGCACCGTCGAGGAGACGCATAGCTCGGGACAGAAAGAGCGCCGCATCATCGACACGCTGGAGCCAGTGCTTAACCAGCATCGCCTCATCGTTGACGCCGCGCTCATGCGCGCCGATCAAAAGGATGAACCGAAGTTCCAACTGTTCCACCAACTTAGCCGTATCACGCGTGACCGTGGTGCCCTCCGACACGACGACAGGCTCGATGCGCTGGCGATGGCGGTCGCCTACTGGACGCAATACCTCGACCGCGACGTGACGAACGAGGAGGAGAAGCGTCTCGAAGAACTGATGGAGCTTGAGTACGCGAAGTTCGCTGAGTCTGTCATCGGGCATAAGCCGTCTCGTCCTAATTTCTTTGACAACTATTGAGGCGACGGGCTGCCAAGGACGGCACCTGCAGAATGGCCCTCTGGCAAAGCGAATCCAGGGAAGACCGCTTCAATGCTCACAAGAGTTCGATAGATTCTTTCCAGCTCCTTTGATGCCGGGAGCATGTCGTCGTTGATTTTGCTGCTAATCATTTGCCAGTCCACAGGCTGACCGTTAGTAGTGCGCTTGTGGACCATGTGCAGGTAGACATTCGCTGTTCCGACCAGCACTAACACCTGTTTGTCTATCTCGTCTGCAGCCTGTTTGGGGAGATAAATGCGGTTCCCATAGAAATAAGTCCTGAAGTTATTGAGCGCATCGACTACCTCTGGAAGGCCTTCCTCATCCGTTGGACCGCCGCTTATCCCTTTGGTCAAGTCCGTGTATCGAATCACTTCCTGAGTAAACCGCGAGAGGAGGACAAGCGACTGAGTGACGACCTCCAGCGCCTTCTCGTGCAATCGCGGATAAACAGTTTGATGCTCGAACGCCTGTCTCCCCAACGCGGCATTGAAGAGAGCGACGCGCTTCGTTTCATTTCTGTCTAGCAGCCACTTCACGACCAACAGAAACAAGCCGTTTGTCAGCAAATTACCTAACAACGTCCATCCATTCATAGTCTTCCCCCTTCCCCCCTTGGAGTATCCATAGCCTATCAAATCACTCCCCGCCTGGAAGACTTCATCATCGAAGTCGAAGGCGAGCGGCTTGTCGCGTATCCCGACACAAACGGCACCCTGACTATCGGTGTCGGCCACACCGGCCCGGATGTAACCAAGGGTCTCCGCATCACCCCTGAGCGCTCCCGTGCGCTCCTCCAGGCCGATCTTCTGACCGCCGTGACCTGCGTGAACCGCTACGTCCGCGTGGCTCTCACAGAGGCTCAGTGGATCGTCCTGGTGTCCTTCGTGTTCAACGAGGGACGCACTGCTTTCGTGACCTCCACCCTGCTCCGCCTGCTCAATGCCGGCGACTACGCAGCAGTCCCTGGACAGCTTGTGAAGTGGAACAAAGAAACCATCAACGGCGTTCTCGTCGTCAACAACGGTCTCGCGAATCGTCGTGCTGCCGAAATCAAACTCTGGAATAGCAAATGAAAGCTCTGACTCAATTCCTCGCCGATCACTCTTGGGCCTGGGTAATCTTCAAGTTCACCGTCCTGCCCGTGGTGGCCGTCTACGAAATCTGCAAGGATCGCCTGCCGGCCATCGTCGCTGAGTACCACAAGGACGTGCTGCAGATCGACGCCGACCTGGCCGCCTATCGCGCGTCTAAAACTTGAAGGCGGTCGCGCGCACTAGCCGCCAAACTCGCGCTTAGTGAGAAAACCCACCTAATTGGCCAAATAGGGGCTAGTGTGTCTATTGGGGAACTTACGTGGCGCTGGAGCGCTTGTGACATGGAAAAGCTCTGCGTGCTTATAGTTGAAGATCATCCAGCTGTGCGAGATTCAATCGAGTGGGTAGTCGAGCAATGGCCCGACGTAGAAATTCTTTCAGCCGAAAACTTCATCAGTGCTGCAATCTGGATCAATACTACCCCGAGGATCGACCTGCTTCTGGCGGACGTCAATCTCCCTGGTCAAATGGGCGGGGTAGAGATTGCAGAATTGGCTCTACTCACGTATCCATCGATAGCGATCGTTTTGTTTTCTGCAGACGACGTTTCAGAGATCGAAGGTATGCACCCTGCCTACGAGTTTGTTCGTAAGCCGTTTGGTGTCGAACAGTTAACTAGACATATCGACAACGCGTTCTTGAAACTGCAGGCGGATTCAGAGCTTGCGCTCTCAAAAGCAATGCTGGCGTAGGCCAGGGTGCCAAGCTCCCTAGCAAGAACGCCACACTAGCCATGAGCGTCGGCTGTGGGACAGCACATAACTCTAAGAGCTTCGTTTGAAGACTAACGACCGTGCGTCGATGTAAAGCGATTTCATATAGCCGTCCAGCGCGCGTGGAGGCCCAATGCCCGCTCAGGCACTTTGATATTAGTCCAAGAGACTCCAAGGTCTCGTAAAGAGTCTTGTCGTGCATTCGGTTGTTCACCCACGACAGATGTCTTTCAACACTTCCGCTTCAAGTTTCGTCAAGGCCATGACTCCGCTCCGGTCAAAAATGGTCACGCTGCGCTAAGCGCGCGGCGATTGTAAGAGCGAGTTTGTCGAGGTATCGTCAAGGACGATTAAGGCTCTAACCATCGCACGGTGCAATGTCTTGATTAGGATTAATCCCGTGCGTTACCAGGATCGCGTCGATCCGCTCCTGAGCCCAGTCGCGCTCGTGCGGTCCCACGTTCTCGGTAATGTCGTCCGCCTCGCTGGCGAACAGACACCAGAATGTGTCGTTGTGCCCGTGCTCCAAGAACCAGAAGCTCGTGTGTCTGTCTAGCACTTTCAGCTTGTCTTTGATCTGCTGTCTTGTAAGGAACGCTGCCATCTCTGCTCTCCTCTTTTGGGGACTGTGAGTGCCCGTCTGTGATCGCTGGATCAAAGAGGACAATCACCCCTTCCCACCCCTGCAAGTTCTTGCGTATCATACCAAGGAAGGCACTGCCAGGGTCTGATGAAGGAGATCACCCCCTCCTCTCCTGATGACTCTAGTGGTGCTCCTTATGTACTCATTAGGTGCTCTTGCTCTCCTCCTTCTCCTCTCTGCTCCTATGCTAGTGGTTTTACTATTACCCTTTTAGATTCATGGAGTTACAGATGTACCGTCTGCTGCCCCTTTTGGCCCTCCTGGCCCTCGCTGGATGCACCACCTCGATGCCCAAGCAGCAGGCGCGTGTGGATGCCAAGCTGATCGGCCAGCCCTACTCGACCGCTACGGCGCGCATGGGCAAGCCCGACATCAACCAGCCGTTCCCTGATGGCGTCCGTCGTCTCCAGCGGTTCTCCCTCAGCTCCTCGATCCGTGTGCTCCCCTCGGTAACCACCTCGACCTACCACGGCACCATCGGCCTCACGCCGGTCAGCGGGACAGTGCGGAGTGTCTCCTATGAGGATGGCTACGCGCGCACCGCCTACTGTGATCTGTCCATCGTCACTGACCGCTCCCAAACGATCATCGCCACGACGCTCCTGGGCGATGCTGACGAGTGCGGTCCTGCTCTCACGAAGGTGCTCTGATGGTCCCTGCGGGGGCCTGAAATGTTAGGCAGAGATTTTCGTTGGGGTATCAATGCTGAAGGATCGCACGCGCGCCCCCGTGCCCGCGTCAATGATCGCGCGCCTCGCGTCGTGACGTGAAGAACCACACGCGCACTGTGCTTCATTCTCGGCACCTGATGGCACCTCGGCCGGCACCTGATGCCCCTAGATGGCCCTGCTACGCCATCCGCACGCCCTCCTGTATCCGATGCGCTATCCCTAGCGGCCCGCCTGATGCCCTGATGTGCCCCTGATGAGCCTGCTAGGCCACGGCATGCGCCGCAATGTGCGCTTGCTTGTCTGTTCTCATCTGTAGTTTTGCCCAACGCCCTGCCCGCACGGCTCATGCTGTGCACTTGCTGTGCCCTTGCTGTGCCTGCACGGCTCATGGCCTGCCCTGATGTACCCCTGAAGACTCCGCACGGCTCACGCTGCAGCACGCACGGCCCTAGCTGTGCCCTTGCTGTGCCCTGATGACTCCGCACGGCCTGATGTGGCTATCTGTTTTTTTTGCGATTGCCTAAAATCAAGTCTTGACACAAAGGAATTTGATGGTAACGTAGTCATCAAGCCACGGCATGAAGCCACCGGCCCGCACCGCATCCAACGCGCTGCGCAGTGAAGGAGCACAGGGCACCACGGGCTTCCCTAGGGATAACGCGGAGCGGCAAGGGAAACGAAGGCATCCGGCAACGGCGCTGCTAAGTGGATCGAACCGCGAATGACGGCATACCGTCGCCCTGCTAGGCACTGATAAAGGGAACTTGCTGCAACGTAATACTTGACACACCGCAAGCCTTGATTTAAGATTCGCTCCACGGTCAAGGCAACACCGACCGACATCTGACACCAGCTATTCACGACCCAGCGGCGCTACCAAGCGTGCCTGATGGCGATGCTCTGAGACACATGAGTGCCTCACACAGTGCCCTTTCGATCCTGAGAGGGCACTTCCTGACTCACTCACTGGAGAACGCGATGGATAGCGAAACACGCTTCAAGGGCCGTAGAAGACAACGCCACGGCAGCAGGTTAACCAAGGGGAACGCAATGCTGGATCACGAATGTAGCAAGCCCGTGCATGAGCTGAAGGGTGAGTACGTCAAGCACAAGGAGACAGCGCGCAAGGTCTACATGGTCGAGTGCTACCGCTCCGACATGAAGCGCTGGCAACTGGTAGACGCGGAGGATGCGAACCGCTGGCTGTACGTCAAGCCTGGAACTGTCCTGTTCGCTGGGTTCACTTACTAGGCACAAGCGCAGCCCCTTCGATTCTGAGGGGGCTTCACTGGTTCCTATTCACTGGAGAGCGCAATGCGCAACTACATGGAGGCGCTACAGCACGGTCACCCGATGGCTGCGGCGCGCATGGTGAGGCGGGAGAGGTATGCATGGCCGGGAGGCTATGCGCTGGCGCTGGTTACCACTGACGGCGGCGTGCTGTGCCCGGATTGCGTCCGGGATCAGTGGGCGAGCGTGTCGTGGTCGCACCGCGTCGGCTGTAGTGACGGCTTCCGGCCGGCTGCGGTGACTGCGGAGTGCGATACCGATGAGGGGGTCACTTGTGACCACTGCAGCCGCGTCATTTTCGAGGGGTTCTCTGATGAGGATTGACCGCAACCCGTACCCGTTCCACACCCGCCAACCGCAGCGGCCCGCCGTGTCCATCGGATACCAGCCGGCACCTGCTAGGCCCCTGCACGGGAAGCGCCGCGCACTGGCGGGCACGGTGGGTTACCTATTCGCCGTGACCGTGGCCGCTAAGGCACTACTCGGCTTCTTTGCGCCTTAACGCTTGACTTATCGGGAGACTTGACTATGGCACGGATATACGTGGCATCCCTGAGCGACTACAACGCGGGGCTTTTGTTGGGCGAGTGGATCGACCTTGACGGCAAGGATGCCGACGACGTGCAAGGGGAGATCGCGGCCATGCTGCGGACTTCAAAGCATCCGAACGTTTCCGTGGCGTGCCCCATCTGCGAGGGCACGAAGGAGCACCACCATCCGCTGACCGACCTGCACAACTACGCGTCTGTGGTCCCTTGTCTTTACTGCAAGGGAACCGGCAAGGTTCCAAGCGCGGAGGAGTGGTCGATTCACGACTATGACGATTGCCCGGACATGGGCGAGAACCCGTCGCTGGAAGACCTGTGCGAACAGGTGCGCTTGGTTGAGGAGCACGGGGACGCGTGGCGGGCCTACATCGAGTGGCGTCACGTCAATGACGTGAGCGAATCCGACTTTGAAGACTGCCGTGCCGGGGAGGCCGACAGCGAAGAAGACTGGATCGACAACTTCCTAGAGGAGACGGGGGTGCTGGATGAGATGCCCGAGAACCTGCGGAGCTACTTCGATTCATCGCGCTACCTGCGCGACATGGAGCTAAACGGCGACGTGTCGTTCGAGTACGTCAACGGCACCACTTACGCCTTTTGGAACCACTGATGAAACCGACTGAAACCACTGCCGCGCTAATCGAGGCGCGCAACCAGCTCATCGCGCTGAACCTCGATGTCCTGTTCCTTTCGGGCATCGACGTGGCGCTCTACAGCTACACCGAGGGGAAGCGGGAGCACCTGCGGCGCGTGACTCTGCACGCTGAAGACTTCGCGCCGGTCAAGGAGGCGCTGCAGGAGTGCGTGCGGCTCGCTATCGAGCGGCGCAAGGATTCGCTGCGGCGCGATCTGGCGGACATCGACGCGAAGAAGTGAGGCATAGCCACGATAGGCACGAACGACGGCGATTAGGATCAAATTTGGCTGTTGGAATCAGGCGATAGAAATCCGCGGCAGGTATTTAGAGGACGGCCGCTCTTCAGCACCTCTCGCTAAGGCTTCCTTGACCTCATGAGGCGGAATGGGCTTCACAAGACAGAGGACATCTAGCTTTGCCTTCACGCGCAGATAAAGCTCGTCGTCGAGCTTCATGCGGCCTGCGCGCACTTCTCGTTCCATGATCTTCCGAAGCACACAATCGTTGACCATTCCAGACAAGGTTGATGCCTCACTCACGAGGAGGCAGTGGTACTCTGTCCGGTGAAGGGATTTAAGCAACCGAAGCTCTTGGAACGTGCCTGCTTGACCTTCCAAATGTCGACTGAGCTCGAATCGCATGCCCAGGAGTTCCTCTCTGCGCTCTATCGACTGCGCTCGGGCATATTCGGCCCTGATCCAATTACGGACCTTCTGCGCGACGGAATATAGGTCGTCACTTTGACGTACGTCACACATAAGGGCTCCACACCATATGGTTGACAGAAATGAGGGGAATGTAGTTTTACCTGGGCCTTAATGGAATTGTGTGAATTTGATCGTAAAGTTACGTTTAGTGCGCGGACTCGGCAGGATCTGAAGCCTTTAGGCTATCGTCCACCCACTGCTTACCCCAGGCTTGTGCGTACTCGACGGCGGCCTTCTTTGATATGAGAGTGAGGTCGCCGGGAGTATCGGCCACGACGACATCGTGTGGCCCGCTGTAATTCACAACGGCCGCTGATGCACTCCAGCCGCCGCACTGCATCTGACAGGGCACGCAGATCAGTAGGAAACCTCGATAGCAGAAGGTCTCTTCGTCGCGCTCTTGCATACCGGCAGCTCCGAATAGTTGCCCGCCTCATCGACTGGCGCCGAGGGGTGACTACAGCCGTCTGACTCAGCGGGCAGGCCGACAGCATACCCCTCTCTTTCACTCAATCAAGTCAGCCTGCACCACGCTGAGGCGTAGGTGTGAGCGAAGGAAACTCAATGAAGAATCGAACACACTACCCGACCCCCTTAATCGCCCTAATGGTCGCCCTGGCCCTAGGGGGCTTCGCGGTATCCATCACGCAGTCGAGGGCCGTCGCTGCTGCCTTTGTCCTTCTCTACGTCGCGGTCTTCGCCGGCTGGCTGGTGATGACGTTGCGAAACAGGAGCTAAACGATGAGTCCCTTTTCAGTGTGGGAGAGATTTAATTCTCTCCTTGATACGACGCAGGGCGTCACGCCGGATGAAGTGATCGCAAGGACTTGCGGCACCACAGCATCGGATGACGACGAAATGTGACGCTGAACGCGTCTTGCGTGAAAAACCCGTGATGCCACAATCTATCGAACGATCAAGGTCTGACTAGGAAGCCGAAACATGCTCCACCATATCCCCGCCGTTACGCTGCAACTCATTGAACTGTCGAGAGGTTTCCAGTTCTACTTTGAACGTCCCACCCCGTTGAGCATAGTCATTGCCTTCGGTATCGCAAGGCTCTACATTTCGTGGGAGCCAGTACCTCCAATCAGGATTCCCGATGACACACCTCACGCCAACGGATGCATCGCGCATCATGTTCGCGCTGCTCCAGAAGATACGACGGGACGTAGAGGGAGGCTCGAAGTTTACGCTTGCCAACGCCTCGACTTTGTTCGCAGCCCTGAAGAACCCCGGCGCGCTGCAAACTGACATCTATCGAGAGGTGGGCGGCGTGAAAGACTCCGCCATCTCTCGCCAGTTCGATCTACTTGAGGGCCGAAGCCGTCTAACACCGGACGCGCCCTCCACGGGTCTCATCACGCGCGAGCGTAGTGGAGCCAGCCGCACGAACAACGCCATTGTGCTGACCCCGGAGGGCGAGAAGTTCGCCGCCGAGTTCGCTGAACTATTCAATCGTCTGCTGGACGCCCGCACGTAGCCCGCGCCGCACGATCAAATCCTGTCACCTCTTAACCCGCCCATGTGGCGGGTTTTTTTATGGGAGAAACCCTGATGTCGCTGGAACTCAAAGGCACGCTGAAAGCCGGTCAAGCTGACCGCCGCTACTACATGATCCGCGTCCAGGTGGACGGCCGACGCGAGGTAATGTCCTCTGGCACTCGCGACCGCACGGCCGCGCTGGTGAAGGAGCAGGCCATCGTCAACGCGCTCAGGGCGCATCCGAACATCCCGAAGGCGGACTTGATCGCCATGACTCGCGGTGACTCCTCCGCGATGCACAGGGCAGCTCTGAAGCAGTCCAACGGGATCACGCTGCACGACGCGTTTGCACGCTGCTTCGCTGACCCGGAAGTGTGGCGCAACATCAAGGCACGGAAAGGGTACGAGTCGCTGTGCAAGGAGATCGAGCTTCACTTCGGCGCAGACCGCCCGCTGCAATCCATCAAGCTGAAGGAGTGCAAGGACTTCGGGACGAAGCTGCTGGACAGCGGCGCGGCCCCGAGCACGGTGAATAAGCGACTGGCCTGTCTCTCCAAGGTGTTCAACGTCTTCCGGCACGCTGAGGACGGCTACCCGAACCTCCCTGTGCTCACGATGCTCTCCGACAAGAACCCACGGACGTACAGCGCGAGCCTGCGGGACGAGGAGGCGCTGTTTGCGGCCGTCGCGAGTCTCGATGAGGCCCGTGTAGGCCCCAAGGGTGGCCCACCGCGTAAGAAGGACGCCTACAAGTACCTGCGGCTGTTCAAGGTGCTTGTGGAGACCGGCATGCGTCTCGGTGAGGGCCTGCGGATTCGCTGGGAGGACATCGTGGTGGACACGGCGGACGGGACTTGGCTCATCAAGGCTCACCGCCGCGAGGAGCTGAAGAACAAGAAGGCGAAGACGGTGCCGGTTACGGGCATGGCGCGCGAAGTGCTGCAGGAGATGCTGGCCCTGCCCGCCGCCGAGAAGCATCGAGTCGGCCCCTTCGGCGATCTGCGGAAACGTCGGGCGCAGCACATCTGGACGGCGGCTAAGAAGATGGCCGGGATCACGAACAAGGAGTGCGTCATCCACGCCCTGCGCCACACGCTCGCTACGCGTCTCCTGAAGGCGACGGGGAACCTGGTGTTGGTTAGCACCTGGCTGGGCCACACAACGACGCAGACGACGAGTGACACCTATGCCCACGTCGAGTCGGACAGCCTCATAGAAGGCGCTGCGGCACTCACGAAGCTCCGTGGCACCTTATCTGATTCCCTTCAAGCCTCCCGAGACAGGGATAGCGCACCGGAAATCAACTCTTGA